GGTTGCGTCCAAGCAGCTTCTAACCAAGGAGGGGCCACGCATGTCTTGCGTAACCCGAGGTTCAGAAAGCTGAGAGGTCGTGATGATCTGATCGAGAGAGCCACTGAGTCAGTTAACGCGCAAATGCGCGCAGGTATGAATCAGAAGATCACCGGGAGTTGGGGGTCTGTAAAGACAGTCCGTCCCGGGGCGATCAGAGGTCACAGGAAGCTCATCCGTATGGTGGACAAGATGAAGCACCTCTGTATGCGGACAATCGTACAAGCATGGGATAGATATCCAGATGCTCTAGGGCACGCCGTTAAGTCGGTAACTAAGTACTACACGTCAGATGAGCATCCATTACGGAAGGCTGATCCTGTGCATGAGTACGTTAGATACATTCGACTACGCGATGACGCGTGGGAGTGCGCTACGTTGAAGAAGCTTCAAGAAGAGTTGGTTGAGATGGGTCATGATCGGGCACGTTCATATTACATGAACGACCAGACGTATGACCGTCAGCCAACTCTGAAAGAAAGCTTCCACTACGCTATGATTGATGCAACAGCTGATGTCCGAGTGCTACCGATTGCGACTCCCCAAGGGAAGGTGCGCATGGCAACGACACACGACAGCTCGATGGTCTGGGTTACTCGATGCCTCACCTCTGTGCTCATGCCCGTTTTAAAACGGGTTGGGTTCACAAAAGCGATGCTCAAGAACAAGACTGTAAAGCTGAAGAATGTTAGGGACGACAACTGCAAGTTATACAGTGGTGACTTCTCCAAGTCCACCGATCCAATTACCAATAAGACGTCACGCTTTGTGCTCACTGAAATAGCGAAACACATCGACGTACCCGATTGGTACGCCGACGCGGTTGCGAAGACGTGCGTCCCCATGCGTATATTCAAGTCAGCAAACAAAGCCTGTCTAGATGGATCCGAGCACCATAAGCGCACCACGTGTGGGGCGTTCATGGGCCTGGGCCATGGATGGATTGTTCTGAGCATTCTGAATGCATGGTGTGCGCGCAGAGCTGGAGCCCCGAAAGGGAGCTTCAATATCTGCGGCGATGATATCATTGGACTGTGGGATAAGAGGACCTGTGACAGGTTCGAGGATTGCGTCGATGAGATCGGTTTGAAAATGAATAAGTCGAAGTCGTTCAGAGCACCAAGTGGTGTCTTTTGTGAGCGACTGATAACTACATCACGTTCTAGACGATCTGCATCGGGCAAGCCATGTCTGCGAATTGCTGAGGCGTGCGGTGTGAACTCTGAGGCGAAGGGAGATACATTCGCATGTGCTGATAATTGCTCGAAAGCAATGATCTGTAAGCATCTGCGAGTAGTCTCCGCCGCGCTCAGTCGTACAAGATTTAGGTCCTGTACCAGTCGTGCAGCAGGAGGAACACACTCCCAGGGTGGGGGTGGTGCCGGTGTCAAGGCGGACATCGTTACGCTAATCACATATATGCGATCAGGCGGTCTGACGAATGTCTTGTCCGGCGGTTCCTCTAAGAGGCTGCGCGATCTGCGTAAGTATCTTCGTAACTTACGGACTGTGAGTGACCAGACGTATGATAATGGCGGGACGTCAGTGGAGTGTCAAGAGGTCATCACGATACTAATGCAAGCAGATACCGTCCGAAGACGATCTGCAGAGCAGTTCGTAGGTGATGACATTGTCAAATCCAGACGTAAGTCAGTCAAGAGCTTACTTGAGAGGCGTCGTCGAGGTATCCTTGCGGAACTTCGAGTCTTCGTCAAGGCCGTCCTGGTGCGAATGGGCGTAAGCCCACTCTACATCTACCCATTGCTGGGAGAGAGGTGTGCACCGTTCAGGCAAGCTGCATTAACCGCGCTTCTAGAGAAGAAGGCGGCCGTTGGCAGCGTACTCCGTGGCTTCCATTGTCATTGGTGGTCATTCATTAAAACCGAGTTCAACACGAGTAACTACGTTAGAACCTCCCACGCTGTAAAGCGAGCCGTCAAAAGACGGCTGGGCGTGGAAAATTCGGAAGCGCAAAAAATG